TTATATTTAAAAATTTATTATTATCTATATTAATTCCAGCTTCTGCTAAAACAGTGCCAAGAAAACCTTTAAATTGTGCAATAGTTTCTGCACCAACACCACTGTTCACATTAGTGTTTTCTAAAAATTCAAGGGAAGTTTCTGCCAAACTTAAAGTTTTTCTAGCTGTAGATGCTGCATTAGCTTTTTGTACTTGAGTTGCAACGTCTTTTTTTGCACGAGTTTTAAAAAATTCGTCAGCATATCTGTTTTTATTAGCATCTCCTGTATTAATAGTGGTATTATTAACACTAGTGCTAAAAGGTTCAAAAGTAAGTCCAGAAGTGCTTATATCTACTATTTCACCGCTTTTAGGATCAACGCTAAATAATCTCCCACCTTTTGTAAACGCAGGGTATGGTTTACCATTTACTACTACAGAACCATCTTTTTTGGTTGATTGCTCTTGAGTAAGTGCAGCTTGTAAATCTTTAAGAGGAATATTTGGATCGTTTTTTACTAATCCTTTAACAACTGATGAGTTAGAACTTTCAGCAAATTGTTTATTTCTTGCTACATCTTCAGATGCTTCTTGAATTTGTTTTTGTTCTTTTTCAATTTGTTTTTCTTGCTTTTGAGCTTGATTAAAAAGAGAAATAGAAGTTTTCATATCACCGCGTTGCCTAAATAAATCAGACAACGCATAGCCAAATCTTGGATCACTGGGTTCGTATTGACTTCTAATTTGTTCAACAGCTAATTGGTCAGCTTTAGCTTGATCCATCTCAGGATCACCAAATATTTTTTTACTAAATTTATCACCAAGTTTTGTACCAAGTTGAGTACCAAAAGCACCAAGTGCATCATAATTACCATCTTTTTGTCGTTGGTTTAGTATAGCTTGTATATTAGCTTGTTTTTTTGCTTCTCTGTCTTTTTCAATTTGCTGTATACCACCACCAAAAACTGTGTCCATTAAACTCATTATTTAACCCTCGAATAATCTACTTGTAAATAACCATCTGGGTGCATACTAACTGCTTCTGGGAACAGTTTCATTGCTTCTTGAGCTATTACACCAAGAGTAGGGTGATTACCAACAAGGTGTTTAAACTCTTCTTTCCAATCCCAAGTGTAAGTAGCTAAACCACTAGGAAGTTGACCAACTTTTTTAATATTAGTTTTAAGTTTTTTATCACTACCAAACATAAAATAAAGTTTTGCTGCATCTATCAAATAATCTTCAGTTTTTTTACTACCACCACCCATACCTCCACCACTAAAGACTCCTAAAATATCACCAAAATTACCACCGCCACCACCACTACCAGATCCTCCACCAGACCCTCCAAAACTACTTAAAAAACCACTTCCTCCACCACTGCCACCATCACCGCCAAGAAAACTTAAACTGTTTGCATAATCAGAGTAAGTGCTTTGTCCTGTTAAACCACTAGAATTAGGGTTTTGCCCTGTTGGATTATTACCTCCTTTAAACAACAAATCTGTTATGCCTCCAGCAGCACCTTCTCCAAAAGAAGATCCAAATGCTTCAAACAAACCACCACTATTTGGTGTTTCTCTAGTACCTGCTGTTGCTAGTTGTGCACCAGCAGTAGCAGAATCTCCATAAGCTCCTGACCTACTTTTTTCTAAAGCAGCACCTTGATTAACTAATGCTTGTTCCATTTGAGCAACACTATCAAATGCTCCTAAAGAACCTGTATAACCAGCAAGCAAATTAGCAAGTTGTTGTTGTTTTTGTGCCTCGTTAGCACCAAAACTTTGAAAAGCCTGGTTAAACTCTTGTTGTTGTTCGCCTTGTGCTTGTTTACGAGCAGCAGAAGAAAGCTCTGCTAAAGCTCTTGATTGCGCTCTACCTAAGCCATAAGCATCTGGTTGAACCATACCAACATTACCAGCACCTGCTGTTTCACCTGATAATTGCAACCCTAACCTACCACTACCAAAAACATTGTTAGCTAGTTGTTGGTTTTGTAAATCAAACTCAGGTTGAAGCAAAGCTGATTGTGTTTTAAATATATCAGCAGCTTTATCTTCTGCACTACCAACACCTCCAAACAAAGACATAGGTCGTTGAGTATTGTTTAAAAATCTTTCTAAATAAGGTTGCGATCTATTTAAACCAGCTTCACCCAAATCAATTAGTCTTGGATCTAATGTAGAACTAAAATTAAATTTATTACCACTAGGTGTACCAGTAGTAGTACCTACTTGGCTTGTATAAGTGTAAGGTTGAAACTGTACAGGTGTGTATGGTGATGCTGGTTTAGCTTTTGTACCACCTCCACCTCCTGTTATACTACTTAATGCCTTACCCATTATTATTTACTCCTTTAACAAAGATTGTTCTGTCGTTACCTTCAAAGTCTTTTATAACTCCAACATATTTGAATCCGTACATATCTAAAAACTTCCTGTGTTTGTTATCATTATCTATCTGTGCTGCAAAAATAGGTCTGTTGTATTTTTTTAATAAAAAATCTAAATGTATTTCCATTTTCTTTCTTGTACTCTTTAACCACTTATATACATCACAGTGAATAAATAACAAATTGTTGTATTCTTCTAAGTACAAAGTAAAAGTTTTATCCTTTACTACAGGAACTTTATCCATACTACGCAGTACGCTTCCACATATATACAGCAATAAATGGTTGATAGTTAGCGTTAGTAGTAGTTCCATTAGTTACTGAGTGAGTGTGTGTGTCAGATGTACTTGCATTATTAGTAAATTGTAATCCAAAACCACCAGAAATACTTAAAATATCTGCATTTACAGCACCTGATTCTCCTGTTTCTGGTACGGCTACAGGGCCAGCAGAATTAGAAGTTTCTGTTGTACGAACACTTGACAAATTACCTTGTCTAGTTTGTGCTGCTGTAAGTGCTGTAGCACCAGTAGTTGTATTAACAGCAGGAGAGTCAGCACTACCACCTGTTTCATTAACTGCATCAAACAGTGTATTACCACTATCAACACCAACCATAACACGACCAGCACCATATGCTTCCCATGTACCAAATCCTAATAGTGTAGCTGGGTTAGTAGAAACACCCGCTTGTGTATAAATAGTTCCTACAGGAAACAAAGCTGCTTTAGCTGTTGCAATAGCTGTAGTAATAGCACTTGTTACATAAGCTGTTGTAGGTATTTGTGTATTATTTGTAGAAGCACTTGGTGTAGGTGCTGCTGGTGTACCAGTTAAGGTTGGACTATTAATATCAGCTTTAGTGTTAACTGCTGTTTGAATAGCACTAAACTCATCATTAATTTCAGTACCTTTTACAATCTTATTAGCGTTACCTGTACTAAGGGCATCTTTGGCTGCAAAGTCTGTTGTTTTTGAATAATTACTCATTTATATAATCCTACCTAATTTTCCATAAATATCTACTTTTTGTATACTCAAAGAACCACCATCAATTTTTGATTCTATACCTAATTGAAAGATGCTTCCCGAACCTGATACAGATGAATCTAATCTATCTAATGATATACCTGCTTGATACTGTGCTACATTTGTTGCATTTGCTCCGTACTCTGCTATTCCGTATTCTGACACTGGTATATCTTTTATTGTAAACGGAAACGAGAAGTAACTTGTTACATAATCAAAACCAGCTTTTAAATTAAATGGTTGTGCAGTAGAACCAATAACAGTAACAGCAGCCCGTTTTAATAACTTGTTTCTATTTGGTTCATTTAAATCAAAGTGGTTAGTAAAGTAACTCATAGTGTAAGGAACAGAGTTATCCGTAAACCCACCATACTCTGCTATGCCATTAGCTTGTGTAACATACATTTCTTTAGTTGTTTTATCGTAAACAAAATCAGTGTGGTCTAAGTTGTTCCAAGTTGTTACTCTATAAGCACCATCTTCTAGTGGTCTACGAGTATCAAATACATAAATAGTTTTTGCTTCTGGTAAAAATATTAAGTAAAACGCTTTCTCAGGAAAGTAACAAGACTTAATTAAACTAAAGTTAGATTCTCTATTTACAATACTTAAAAAAGAATCTCTTATGTTTTTAGATAAGTCATTTAACTTAGCTGACTTTTCTTGTATTGTTCTACCTAAACTTCTTAATCCTGTAGCAGATAAAAATAAAATATCTGCACCTGTGTTTTGTATTGTATCTCTAGTAATACAACCTACACCTTCTAATACTTCTACTAAGGTTAGAGTGTTTACATCAAAGCTACCTTGAAAACTATCGTTATCTTTAAATATAATAATATTGTTCTTACAAAATATAATTAAATAACCATTGTGGCTACCAAGCCCTGTAATGACATCTGAGCCTTTTGGAAGCACACCTGCTATGTTGATACTACCAGCACTACCACTACCCCATTTAGTACCTTCTAGGAGGTCTGAGAAGAATACAGTAGTCTTGTTAGTGGCAGTGTCTGCTGCCCATAATCTACCATACGCACTCATTACTATGTTTGCACTAGGTACACTACCTGTATAATCAGCGTGTTGGTCTATGCTTTTAAACTCATTAGCAGTAGATTCATTGGTGTAGTACAAAGGCTTATAACCTGATTGAAAGAAATAAGCTCTATCATTTAAGGTTACACACTGCCAGTTACCTGCTGATATAGTATCAGTTGTAGTAGGTGTTATTGTAGTAAGTGTACTAAAACCTTTTTTAAATGTAGTAGCGTTCCAAGATATAAAAGTATTAACACCAGCTACATCTAAGAAGGGGTGCATACCTAGTAGGTTAATACCATCACTACCTGTTGTACGATAAAACCAACCTTCTCTTGCACCTAGTCTACCAAATTCATCAATAACACAGTTGTTTGCATCAAGAGCAAAGCTAGGGTCATTAGACAAACTAGACTCTTGGGTATTTAAACCTAAAAATGCTGGTGCTACTAATGATGCTGTTACTAATTCTTTTGCCATATTAGTTTGTACTCACAATAAATGGTACTTCTTCAACTGTAAGGATACAAGAAACTCCTGTACCACCTGCACATGAACCTTTAATTTTATAACCTGCCTCTAGCATTACATAACCACCATTCATTTGTAATTCTATAAAGTCACCAGAGCTTAAACTCTTATCACCTAGCACTGTTATCTCTGTAGAATCAAAGTTAATAGTTACATTTGTATCACTTCTAGTAGAACCTGCACTGTTAGATACAAAAATAAGAACTAACTTTGCTCTCATATTATTAGGTACTGTATATAAATCTGCTGCTGATGATGCTAGTGATTCTACAAAGACTGTTCTAGCTTTCATACCACACTAGCTCCTCTGGGTGTTTGTTACCATCTAAAGTTACTGCATCTTGTAAAGCATTGGTAGCTCTAGCATAAGCACTAACAGGATTGATACCACCATCTTCACCACGTTCTTCTACTGCCATTGCATAAGCTAGTAGCTCTACTGGTTTAGTTGGTACAGTTAATGTATCAGCATCATTTACTAAATCATCTGACCTAAGTACACAGTTAAATCTAATTGTGTATGCTTTGTCTGGTATAGGATATAGGTCTACTTGTGTATCACCATCAGCACTAACTCCGTTAAACGAATAGTAGTAAGGTGAGCCTGTTGCTACATCACTACTCAAAAAGAATTTGTTAAAATCGTGTGCTGCTTTGTAATCTAAGAAAAAGTTATCTGTTACATTTGTTGCATCTAATACTGTTAAAGCATTTAAAGAACCATTTAGTTCATAGTTAAAAATACCATTAGATGTAGTAGCACTTAATGTAGTTCTTAATGCACTCCAGTTCCAAGCATTTTCTACTGATTCTTTTGCATCATTAACAAGTACAGCTATCAAGCTAGAGTAAGAAGATTCATTGACTGTTGATACAGTACGCTCTCTTAATCGTTTTAAAATGTTATTAACTATATCTAAGTAAGTCATATCTTGTATCCTAATTAAACCATTTAGAGAATAAGGTGCTACCAAGACCACCTAATCCCATTGCTATAAATATAGCTCCAGCAAACATTCCCTTTCCTTTAGCCATTTGTTTTTCTAATTCATTTACTCGATCAGATAGCTGAGTACAAGTTCTATTCATTTCACTTATTTCATTATTGAGCTGAGTAACTACTGCTACTAACTGTCCTGCTTCGTAATCTGTCATGTTAGACATAAATAATTAACCTATGGTTTTGGGTTATCTGTTTTAACTTTAGCTATTGCAGTTGCCCAAGTAGTTGTACCATTAACACTATCCCAATATTGCATATCTAGTTGGTCTTGTACTGATGGATACTCTAAAGACCTAGTACGCTGGTATGCTTTTGCATCATAAACTGCTTGTAACCTAATAACCTCTGCTGCTAGTTCATCTGATGTAGGCTCTGTTTGTTCTGAATCTAACCAATTTAAACTACTTCCTGTTAGTGTCCACTCAGCATTTGGTTTTAAAGATTGTAGTGCATCTGTTGTAGTAATTTCGTTTGCCATTATGCTCCAATCTCCATAAGTACTATATTTGAAACTTGTTCTCCATCTCCATCATCATACTGCGCTCTAACTACTCCGCTACTTGTTTTCATTTGAATTTTATAAGTAGTAGCACTTGTAGTAGAAGGAGAATCTAAATAACTATTATTGTTATAAAAGATTATTTCTGGATTAGCTGAGTTCCAACCAATATATCCATAAACTTGTACTGCTGTTGTTGCTCTTACAAGTTGTAATTGTGTTCTTGAAGAAGATGGTGTAGCAATAAGAATTCCTTGAGCAAAAGCTACTAAAACTTTACTAGATGTAGCTGAAGGAGTAATTGATGCTGTTAATCCCGTATCAACAAAACTAGCTGATGTTGAATCAACTTGTGTTGTAGTAGTTGCATGAACAACTTGTAATATTTTACCCCCTGCTGGTACTGCTGCACTTGTCCAAGCAGAACCATTAGAAGTTAAAACATTACCAGAAGTGCTAGGTGTTACATAACCTATTACATCATCATTAATCTGTACTCCAAGATTATCTCTTGCTGTACTTACATTTGCTAAGTCAGATAGGTTACTAGCTTTAGCTGCAGCATTATCTGCTTTAGTTCCTTGAGCAGCAGTAGCATAATCTGTACTTGCTGTAGTTGCAGCAGTTCCTAATCCTAGTGTAGTTCTAGCTGTACTTGCATCTGCATCATCTATTAGTGTACCACCAAAAGTAGATACTGCTGACGCTGCTAGAGCATTGTCTGCTGTAGTTCCTTGTGCTGCTGTGGCGTAAGCTGAAGATGCTGTGGTAGCTGCTGTTCCTAAACCTAAGTTAGTTCTTGCAGTGCCAGCATTAGCTAAGTCTGATAGATTGTTTGCTTTGAGTGCTGCTGTTGATAGTTCTGCTGCCGCTGCTGTTGCAGAGTTGGCTGCTGCTGTGGCACTTGTAGCTGCGTTTGTTGCACTTGTACTTGCTGCACTAGCAGAGTTACTAGCATTGGTTGCTTGTGTTGAAGCTGTAGTTGCTGAAGTAGCTGCATTAGTAGCAGATGTACTAGCTTCAGAAGCCTTAGTTGTTGCTGTTGTTGCAGATGTAGCTGCATTTGTTGCTGATGTAGCTGCCTCACTAGCTTTAGTAGTAGCTGTAGAAGCACTGCTTGCTGCATTAGTTTCTGCTGTTTCAGCATTAGTTTTTGCTGTTGTTGCACTTGTTGCTGAAGTTGCCGCTGCCGTAGCTGAACTTGCTGCTGCGGTAGCTGAATTAGAAGCGTTAGTCGCTTGTGTACTTGCAGTAGATGCAGATGTACTTGCATTACTTGCAGAGGTAGAAGCACCAGAAGCAGAAGATGCTGCTGCTGTTGCTGAGTTACTTGCATTAGTTTCTGATGTGCTAGCATTACTAGCTGATGTACTGGCTGACGTTGCACTTGATGCTGCTGCTGATGCAGATGTTGATGCTTCATTAGCTTTTTCTGTAACAGAGTTAATTGTTACATTAGTGTTTGCATCACCTGCTCCACCATCACCACGAAATATTGCCATCTTGTACTCACTATATAATATTAAATAAAAAGCAGCCCCCGAAGGGGCTACCCGTTTATCTTAGTTCCTAGTTTTTAGGTACAGAGATAACTAGACCACTTTCAGGTCTAAC